TCTTAAGTTCAGCAGAGTAGCTATCTAAAGTCCTATGGTCATCTTCTATGTATTTAATAATACGTAAATCTGATACACCTTTTTGGCATAGAATCACTGACATACTGTCATTCCAACCTAAATCCATGACCACATGAACCTTTAACTCTGGGTCATAAGGAACATTTGTAATACGTTTATTCTCTTGTGCTTCTCTTATTTCATTAGCATAGATAGCGCCATCAACGGCTGTCTTACATTCACCTTCCCAAATGTTATCGTAATCATCTGAGGTAGCTTTACTGTGTAATCGTTCTGCATCTAGTACTTTAGGAAACCATGGATTGTCTGACCAGTTTACTTTAACAACTTTACAATTATCCGGTGGGTCTATAACAAATCGTTTATATGTATCATCTGAATCTAAGTCAGGGTTAAATGATACCCATATCTCTGAGTCAGGTTTACGAATGGTTGGTATTAATATATCCCATGAGCGTTTAGATACTGTTTGAGCTTCCTCAATCCAACATATGTCTACACCTTCAAATGATTTAATAGATTCTACAGTATTATTTGCTAAACCTGTAAAACTTATATGTGAACCATTAACACCACGTATTTCTGTTTCTAATACTTCATACAAATGACCAATACCTAATACTTGTATTTGGTCTGATAACAGTTGGTGAACTGATTGTTTAATAGAGCGTTGTATTTCCCTAGCGCATAATATACGTAATGGGTTATTCTTTTTACTTGCTTGTATTAATAATGCTCTTGCAAATCCCCATGACTTACCGCTACCACGACCACCATAAGCAACCTTATATCGGTGTGGTTCAAATAAGTAATCTAACTTATCAGGAAATTGTGCTTTATTCATCTTTCTTTTCAGGCCTTACAAACTCAACTGTAATACCTAACTCAGCACCATTTGCGCCTGTTATTTCATGTGATTGTGTTTCTTTCCAACCGGCTCTAGTTTTCATCCAGAACATACCTGCTGATGTATTGCCATTAATAGCTTGGTTATATAAACCTTGCGCTACTTTTGCATTAGCTTCTATACGACCTAACTCTAACTCCTGGCTATAGTATTTAGTAAGTGTGTCTGTATTAATTTCTAGCTTTAATGCTATATCAACATACCTTGTACCCATAGCAGATAGAGACTTAACTAATGCTCTATTCTCATCGGTTGGTTCGTGCTGAACTCCTTGTGCCATTTTAGTTTCCTTTTATAACTCCGAAAGTTAATACTTTCAGTTGGTTACGTTAATAATTCTGCTTTCTTACCTGTAAAATCTTCCCATCGTTTTACTATTACATCACAAAATTTAGGGTCAAATTCCATAATAAATGCTTGTATATTATGTTTTTCTGCTGCAATCAATGTTGAACCTGAACCACCAAAATAATCTGCAATAGTTTTTGATGTTAAATTAAATCGTTTAATTATCCATTCCATTAATGCTACTGGTTTTTGTGTTGGATGTACACGATTAGTTTTTTCTGATGCTTTGGTAAATTGTCTGACAACGCTTCTAAAGTTTGCCCATGCTAATTCACAATCTGTTTGGTCTGATTCACCATTATTTTTATCCCATACTAACCAACATTCGCTGTCAGGTAATACAGATGAATAATAATTTGCACCCCACCATATTTGTTTTGCATTAGGATATAATCCATGTATCAAATTAAATGCGTCTTTAGCAATGTCAGGATTATCGTCACCAATTATATCTGTTTTATAATTTTTACTTAATACACCTGATTTTGATACTGCGTTCATTCCGTATGGAGGGTCGGTGTGTATTAAATCAGGATATATTCCTTGCATTAATTTATCAACATCATCTATACTTGTGCTATCACCGCACATTAACCTATGATTGCCTAGCTTATATATATCGCCTGGTTTAGTTATAGGTTCTTCTGGTACATCTGGTACGCTATCTTCGTCTGTATTACCTTCTACTTGTTCTGGTGCTAATAATGCTGCTATCTCTTTAGCATCAAAACCTAACGATGTAAGGTCTAACTCTGTATCTAATTCTTTTAACTCTAATGAGAGTAACGTTGTATCCCAACCACTGTTCAGTGCAATACGATTATCAGCTAAAATAAATGCTTTACGTTGTGTGTCTGTAAGATGTTCTAACTTAATAGTAGGAACTTCTGTGTATCCTAACTTTTTAGCTGCTTCTAAACGACCATGACCAGCAATGATGCCATTGTCTTTGTCTATTAGTATTGGGTTATTAAATCCAAACTCTTTAATACTAGATGCTATTTGCGTAACTTGTTCATCGCTATGTGTTCTAGCGTTATTTGCATAAGGGATTAAATCACTTATTAATTTTTGCTCTATTTGCACTTCAACTCCATATAGGTTGGTTGATTAAAATTCTCTTTCCCACATAAATTTAATACCTTCATCATATGGGTTTTTATATGCGCCTAATAATCCTTGTCCACCTAGCATATTTAATATTTTATTAGCTTCTACAGATGTGCCTGACATATCTTGTGTAACATTTGCATTGAATGTTGGTGCATTATAACCTAATGATTTAATTATATCATATGGTGTTTGTGTAATTCTTCCTGATACATTTCCTACGTTTCCACCATAAGATGTGCTATCAAAATCAGAATTATCTTTACCTCTTACAACCTCACCAAAAGCATTTATATAACCATTACCTGTTCCTGCTGATAATGTTTTTACATAATCATCCATTGCTGCTCTTACATTATAACCATCACCATATAAATTTGCTTCTGCATATGGATTAACTACATTTGGCATTACATCGTAATTACCACCAACAGTTCCTGTTAATAATCCAATGGGAGTATTTTGTTTTGCAGTAACATTAGCGCCAAGTAATGGATTTTCAAATTGAGCATAGTATTCTGCTAACAGCTTTTCATCCTCTGTTATAGGAATATATCCTCTTAATTCGTCTGCCATTTTATATGTCCATTGGTATTAATAGATTGTCTAAAGTAAATGCCCATTCTTCTGCATAGTCACAACGACTATAGTCTGTAAAACATGGTGTGCCTATTGTAAAGTGAACTAACTTAGCATCTGGGTTGTAATCATATTCCCCTACTAACCAGTTCCATTCTTTGGGTATCTCACCAATTAAGTCTATAAACTCATTATCTAGCCATGTTAATCGGTGTAATTCTGCACCTGTAGAATTCATTATCATTTCAGGTGTGAGTTGTTTGTTTTTAAAGTGTCCACAGTTCCATACCATGACACTCGACCAATTCTTTCTAGGATAATCTTCGTTCTTATAACCTAGGTATTTAGTCGGGTATTTTGTTTTGTAGTCGTGTTTTACGACTGAGACTGCCGCCAATGGGTCTATAATATCCATTAACTCTTTTATGTCTGCACGACAAAGCATATCGCCATCAACAAAGATAGCGTAACCTTTATAATCACAGAGGTATGGTACTAAGAACCTACTGTAAATAAATGCGTTGCTTCCGTCTTTGTGTGTTTCTGTATAACCTTTTAATGTATTTAGAGCAAGTGGAGTAAAGCTAACTGGTATGGTTGCTTTCTCTATGACACTTTGGCAAAACACATGATAAGCTACAGGTTCTACTACACCATCGTATCCTACGAATATGTTAATCTTTTCTGTTGTGAGCATCTATCCATTATCTCTTTTCTTTGCTCATCGGTCAACTTTGTCCAGTTCATAACTTCTGATACTGTTCTTTTACAACTGATACATTCATCATCTATAACGTGGCACTCATAAGTGCATGGACTTTCTACCACTTCACTTTGTTTGCCCAATAGGCAGCTGACATTTTTCCTTTTGCTATATTCTTACCATGACGTGCTTTAAATGACTTAGCTCTATCTGTCATCTTTCTATCACCGGTTACACCTTGTTGACCAAAGCGTATTGTTTTCACCTGGTCTCCGTCTTTAGCAACGACCACATGAGATTTAGTAGGATGGCTAGGTGTGCGTTTAGGTTTGTTATAACCTGATACACCAACTCTAGATAATCTACTATCTTTCTTCATACACAATCACCCACGTCTTTTAACAGGCTTTGCAGTTTTCGCTGCTTGCTTAAAGGCTTTGGCTGTGGGTGCGCCTTTTGTTCCTGGTTTGCGCATAGTTTCTCCGCTTCCTGCTTTGATTCTTGCACGTTTTCTTCTGATATTTTCATAGAGACCAGCCTTTGCCATATTATTTTGCCTTCGGTTTTCTGTGTGTTAAATATTTACTGCTAGCTGTATGTGTAGCACCAGACATTAGTCTGCCATTGTGTTTATGGGTTTTACCTGTATATAATCTACCGCTAGGTAAATAGTGTGGTACTCCTTTAGCCATTAGTATTTCTTCTTCATTGGTTTTTTCTTTGTAGCTTTTTTCATTGGTTTTTTGCCGTACATATCATTTCCTTTTCTTTTTAGATTTACTAGCTTTTGATAGTGCGATTGCTATAGCTTGTTTTTGTGGCTTACCCTCACCGACAAGCATACTAATATTCTTTGATACTGTCTTTTGTGATTTACCTTTTTTAAGTGGCATTTTGTATCCTTGAAAAGATAAAGGCCAGTTGAGAGAGACCGGCCTTTAAAGATGAATAGAAGGATATTCTAGACATACCTTCCCACCCATAATTATACTCTTTTTTATAAATTAGTCAAGTCTTCTACCAACAATAGTTAATAAATTATCAATAGCGTGTTGATATTTTAACTCTACGTACATAGGTGGGTTGGCTTTAAGATGGAAATGATAGATTGCTTTTACCTGTTCTGGGTCTAGCGAATGGATAACAGCATTTAATACTTCTACCTTCTTCATCTCTGATGCGTGGAACATTTGTTCAAAAGCATCATTGGTAGATTCACCGCCAGTTGCTAAAAATGCAGATTTCTTTGGATAACCCAACTCCTCTATCTCTGCCCTATCACTTCTCATATAGCGTACCCACAACTCTAACAAATGCTTTAGCTCATCTAGTTTCAAGATAAATCCTCCACTTTAACTTCCCATTTTCTTCCTTCTTTGTAAAACCCCCACAACTCTATTCGTATTCCTGCTTCCCTAACCTTACCTAAATTTTCATGCTCAGTAATCTTTTTACGTCTACTAGACATATTGCTTTTAGATGTAACCTGGACTAATAGCACTTCATCTCTACGTATTGCAATAAAGTCTGCAAATCCAAAGCCATCATGCTTTCGTCTACTAAACGGACACCATCGTTCCATCAACTCGATAGTGTAACCTAATTCACTTAGTCTTTTTCTGGTCTGTTGATTTAGGTTTGTCTTCATTTTTCTTTTTAAAGATTTTATCGAAGTTTTCTTCAAATGTTTTTCTGTCCGTAAAAGGACGTGGTGAACTACCTTTACCCATTATGCCTCCATGTTTTTAAATATGTGTTTAATAACCTCCACTGTCCAACCATTACCTAACATCTTATATCTTTGTGTATTAGATACACCTTCTGTATAACCATCAGGTACAGTTTGTAATTTTTCACATTCAGTAGGAGTTAATTTTCTGCATTTACTGTTATGAAAAATAACATTATCTTTTGTTGCAGTAGTTAGTGTATTTGTTTTATTGTCTTCTCTTAATTCTAGCATTTGTGTATATTCTTTTGAGTTAGGTGTAATTTGTCTACCTCGTATTGCACCAGATATTGGAAGTTCATATAATCCAGTTTTCCCACCTTGACCACCACCTAATGCAGTAATACATTGCGATTTATTATTTGTAGAATATACACGAGTTGCTTGTTTTGGCTGTTTTCCTATATAACCTATACATCCATCATCTTTATCATATCGTTTGTAATATGGTGCTTCATATATTTTTTCATCAACATCAAACTCAAAAATATCTATTAATCTAATACCTTTGTCTTCTGGTTGTATAATATTTGGTATATTAGTCCAATACAAACGAACACGATTTTGTGCAGATACCAATGAACTATTAATTTTTATAGGACTTACTCCAAGATAATTTGTAATAACATCTTCATACTCTTGTTTCATTCTTACATTCTCTAGTAGAAAGTATTTAGGATTACATTCTTTTAACAGTCTGACATATTCAAAGAACAATGCAGAGCGTGGGTCATTAAAGTTTAATTGTTTCCCTGCAAAACTAAATCCTTGACATGGACTACCGCCAATCAGTAAATCTATTTGTGGTAAATCACTACCTTTAATTTTTGCTACATCACCAAGATGTATTGTGTTTGGGTAATTCTTTTTAGCAATCTCGATAGCATATTTATCTATTTCGGCTGCATAATAGTTATCTACTTTAATTCCTAATTGGTTTAAAGCTATCTGGCCGCATGACATCCCATCAAATAAACTTAATACATTCATTTTATCTCTTTCTTAATTAAATCTTTTGGTAAGTTAATATAATCCTTAAACAAACAAGTCGTATAAGGTGCATCTTTGTAATGCTCTTTAACATACTCATTAGCTGCCGCACAGCTTGTAAAGTGTCCTATATATTGTGGACTATCCATCTGCATATAAACTACAAGTACATATTCAAACACGCTCTTTTATCCAATCTAGCAGTTCGTATTCTGTGCCATACTTTTCTATCCAGGTCTGCTTCCCTGAATGAAACCCATCATTGCCTTGGTGATGCTCGTGACATAATGGTAAACAATTATCCCAACTGTTACGTTGGCTTTTACCTAATCCTTCTCGGATATGGTGTATGCAAGGTGGAGTGTTGGCATCATAGTATTTACGGCAGACTACGCAACCAAACTCCACTAGCTTATCAATCCACTGTTGCTCGCTCTTTTTCAAATCCTATTCCT